TAAACGACCTTGCTCAGCCCATTTAATAAGGTCTGAGTTAGATGGAAGTTCCGCTCCAACCATTCGTAAGAATGAGCTGATAGTACGGTTTCCATAACGCTCGAATTCTTTTTCATAAGTATCAGGAAGATACTGATTCAAGAAGTCGAAATTTGTGATATAGTTAGTGGCCAAAGCAACCTGTTGTGCAGATGGCTGTAAACTATATGTAGGTGAAGATAATACTGAACCTGCCATAATTTCTAATTTTTAAAAATGTTTTGTTTTTACTTTTTACTTTTGATCTTTAACCCACGACCTGAGTCAGGATTAACCGATCTAACTTGCATTCCTCCTTTGTTTGTAACCTCAGGTGCTCTACGCTCATCCATTTGGATATTTTTAATTTTGCGTGTAACATCTTCAGTTGCATCTGACTTACCCTGCTCATAAAAGAACTTGGCAAACTTTTCAGGATTCATGGCAACAGCTAAAGCTCTATGATATCCGGAGATGTCCTTGACCATGTTGTTCTCGTCCACAAACTTATTTATAAAATTAGCTGTGTCACTCTGAACTTTTTTAAGATCTTGGGCACTACCCGGGCTATAGACTAAACTTTTATCTCCAATGCTGAAATCAAAACCTTTGAAATCATTGTCAAAAAAAGAATTTGTTTGGTTCTCAAAGAACTCACGTCTACGACCTAGCTCCTCCTCATAAGTTTTAGACTGCTCTATATACTGTCTAGCGGCTTCGATTTGTTCCCTGTCACTTTCAGAAATCCCAACCTTACTTGACTCAAGTGGTTGCTTGTACATTTCTTTCTGTTCGTTGAAATAATTCTTGGCCTTGGCAACAGCCTTCTTTTTTTGCAAGCGAGCTTTCTTTATTGTTGTTTCGTCATCCAATTCTTCATCATAAGAATAATCTTCCATCATGATGTCGATGTCTTCATCGTCCAACCCGTCTTCTGTAGACTTTAAATACTCCCTTAGCAGTTGGTCGTCATTCATTGAATCAAAGTCTCTACTTAGTTTCACGTAGTCACTGATCCCACGACCTGTCTTTTTCTTATACTCAAGAAACGCAGAGACATCCTCGGGTAACTCATCGTTTGCACTTTTCTGTTCAAACAAGTCATCAACAGAGTTTATCTCTTTGTTGTATCTGTTTCTAATATATGAAAGAACGTCTTCCTCTCCAAACTCAGGAGCTTGAACCTGTTCAGGTTGTTCCTCTTGAGTTATTTCTTGGGTAACCTCTTGGGCAACCTCTTCATTTTGTTTTTGTTCTGCCTTGTCCAAAAGTTCTTGTTCGACCTCCTGCACAGACTTTTCTTGCACCGAATCTAGTGCTCTCACTTTTAATTCCATTTGATATAAATTTTATTTTACAAAAGTAAATATTAAATTTTACTTATTTTTTTATGTTACCTAGGCTCAAATTCAGCTAGGTCAAACCCATCTAACGAGTCTTCGTTTGACTCAAAGTTAATAGGTGGTAAGTTATTTTTGCGTTGGTTTATAAGTTTAGACTGCTCAGTGTTTTGTTGGCTAATCCTTTTTGCTTTAGCCTCCTCCTTCATCTCATCACGGTTTTTAATATTTGCTCCCTGCATATTAGCAATTTGCGTTTGGTATTGGAACTCCTGAGCCATCAACTGCGACTTGAGCTGTGCCTCGTTTTTAAGTTTCTCAATCTCAAAGGCAATCTCTGCTTGCTTAAGCTGCATCTTTCCTTGAAGCTCCAACTGTGTCTTTTGCATTGATGCTTCCGAAGCCATCTGTTGAGACTGAAGTTGTTGTTGCGCTTGCATCGCCTGCGCTTGCATCGCCATCTTTTCTTCACGGTCTTGTTTAGCTTTTCTTTTTACCTTAAGTAATTGGTTCGCTAACTTTATATTTTTTATCTCACGGATATCAATTGCATCCTCAAGATAAATATCTCCCTTGGATAAGGCCATTTGGATGTTCTGCTCAAGCATTGCCTTTTCTTCTTCATCAGGGGCAACCTCGATAAAAATACCAAAGTCATAAATATAAAGGTCAGAGATTTCGTTTAGTATACTTACGTTATATTTTCCGATCTTATTTACAAAGTCATCCTTAAAGTCTGAATACTCTAATATGTCAGCAACACGGTAAGACAATGCCTCAGCTAGTGATCTAAACATATATAAACTACCATCTAGTATGTGACGTGTGGCTGTGTTGCTGTTAAGGGCAGCAAGTTTCTGCAAACCTACCAACGCATCAGGATCAGGTGTAGAAGCGTCACGGGCCTCGTTAAGACCTGTCACTGTTCTGATCATATTTAGGTAGTGGTTGTAGTTTGCAATAAGCATTTGCGTTTTGCTTGCACCTGAGTTAGATGTAAGCTGTTGAATTGGAACCCGTGCATTGTTAAAGTCACCCTCTTGTGTGTAAGACCTACCAATAACAGAACCTGTTTGGAAGTATAACCTTAAAGCATCCTCAGGGTTGTATGCGTTTCCTGTTCCAAGGTCAACCTCATTAAGACCATCTGCATCAATAAACACACCGTCAGGAACTACCTTAGCAATAACCTGTTGCAGTTTTAAGTGCGTCAACTGAATCAAATCAGCAAACGGAATCATTCTTCTTGTTAGTGACTCAATCACCCCCTTGTACATTCTAGGAGCAACAGCCACATAGTTTGGTATTGCGTGTTGTGAAGATGACTTTGGTCGAACCATGTTGTGGGCAAGCTCCCACTTTAATATAATGTTGGTCCCCATAACCATTATACCATCATACCAAACATCAATTGTTTTTTCAATCTTCTCAAACCTTCCCTCATCCATCATTTCTTGAGGCGGATTGAACGTGTCATCCTTCTCAATAACTTTCGAACCACCTGTCTCAAGTATCTTCTTTTTATAGACCACCTTTTTTGTCGTCTTATAATTGAAATACAAAAGAGTACAAGTATCTCGATGAAAAATATCGTTATCATAAAATTGTGCTACGTTGAAATAATCATACCAACTTTGGCTGTACTTTGAAATTTCGTCAAGGTCAGCATTTGTTAGGGTCTGATCTATTTTAAGTAGCTCAGTAATAGGAAGTGTTTTGATCTCACCCCAATAAAAACAATCCTTAAAGTAAGGATCTTCTGTATAGCTGTAAACAATGTTTGCAGGATCAACATAAGAAAGTTGTACACCTGCACCGGGAAGAAACTCGTGTTTTGCAACACCAATACCACAAACGGTTAAGTCGTAGTGAATACGTTTTCTTAAATCAAGATAATGGTTTTCTTCAAATATTGTATTGATGGCTTCCTCCTCCGCTATCTCAATAGCAGGCTTGTAGTTAAGCTGCATATACAAACCTAATTCTTCGTCTGTATTTGGCAACTCCTCAGGGTCCATCATGAACGGATCAATACCTGATTTTTCCTGAACAATATTTAAAAAGTCTTTTGATACCATCTGACCTTCAATAAGATCTTGGTACTTGCTACGTTTAGCTTGAGACAACGCATCCTGTGCGTATGCCTTAACCTTAAAAAGTCTGTCAGACATTCCGTTTACCACAATGTCAACAAACTTTGGTATAACAGGAACGGGTGTCCAATCTAGGTTGAGGTATGACAAGTCACCATCAACGGCTAACTCGTTCTTATATTTTTGGATAGACTGTTCGCCACGGGCGTACAATCTTAACTTATGGAAGTCTCTCCATTGGTCATAAAACCTACAGCCGTTGCCATCTTTTTTAAACCATTCATACTGAATCGCTTGACCAACCTGCAAACCAAACTCCACAGTAGCTTTCTCTGAGTCTGAAACAAATTGTGATGGAAAGCCCTGTGGCGAAATGTTAACTGTAACTTTTTCCATTTATCTTAATAGTTCGCTAGTTCTTCCTGAATTACTATACCTTGCAAAGGTAATCTTTATTTTTGATTCTTTTTTTTCAGGCTGATATAGGTGTCTTTGGCAGGCCATTATAGCTAATCCTGAACTGATAGATGCATCATGTTTTGTTCTGTTGCTTATATCAAACCTCGCCCAATCCTCTAAGGTCCTGTTAAATGGCATACTACCTATACTGTCTGAATCACGAAACGCACCATCAAAGTCTATACCTACATACTTTTCAATATACGACTCAATAGCTGCTGCGTGTGCCTGCTTCACATCCTCAGAAGAGTTTGGTATACCACCTAGCTCCTTCTCTGTTCTTGACAGCTTGTTAAATGTTTTGTCAGGCCTGTTCATTGAGAACCCACGATAGCCCCTGTTCTTAAAGTGATAGAGTAAACGTGGCTTGTTGTTCTCAACAAGTATCGGCATACCATAAAATACACAGGCCATTAATACATCCTCGTAAAATATCTCAGCAGTCTGTGGCCTTGCGATATACTCCAAGAAAAACTCGTTGCTTGGTGCGTCATCCATGTTAAACTTGGTAAGCCCGTGTAGCGCACCGTTAGATCCACCTCCACCTACCGTTCCTGATATGTCATAGGAGTCACAGCCAAACGCACCTAGGTGTTCATTACCCGGATACTTTGTACCGTTGCGTGTAACAACCCTGTTCTGTAGGTTTTTATTTGGTGTCCATGACACATAGAACCTACCACTTTTGTCAGGTGAAAAAATAACCCGGCTGTCTTTTATTCCGTTTTCCCAACTGAATGACCCACGGGTTATGTAATGCTCCTTGATCATCTCATCGTTATAGTCAATCTGCTGATAAATCTTTGTAAGGTTAAACAGCG